TCAGAAGGTTATGTGATTGTAAAGGAAGCTATGAAGATGGGGTTTGGTGGCATAGGTATTGCCAAGAACTTTATCCATGTAGACGTACGCGATACCGTACAGGTTATCTGGACTTACTAGAACCCATCAGGTAGAAGGCTGACACCCTTGCGGCCTTTTTTCTGAGCATCAAGTAAAGACTTTTTCATCTTCTTTTGTTGCTTTGCGGTTATCTTGTCCATCCGCTTGGCTGACTTTTTCTCTTGTCTTGTTGGTTCAATGCCTGCAAATTTCTTGAAAGATGCACTTGGCGTAAATTCCTTTCTTCTCAGAGCTACTTCAATATCACCTTTAAATCTTTTTTTAATATGATCTCTAATAGCATTTTTGTCGCCGCTTGAATAAATAGCTTTAACTCTTTCAAACTCCTTCTTTAAACCTTCTTTGTCGTTACTTCTGGCGTACTGTTTTCTAAGGTTTCTAAATTCCATATCCGACAACATCTTTGTAGACGCATCAATGTCTCTTTGATTTTGAGATGTAACCAGGTCTAGGATTCTATTGCTTTGCTCTGATCCTAGATCAGAATCTTCTTGATGCCTGTACTCATGTCCCCAGATTCTATTAGTAGCTTGCTTCCCACCAATAATATTAACTGACCCAGGCTCAGATGGTATTTCGATTATATCATCGTTATAAGGAAGCTCGTAATTACCTCCAGTGTAACCTTGAGGGACGCTAAACCCCTTAAAATTTACTTCTGAGTTTCTTAGGTCTTCAGGTAATTTATGCACTCTAGCTTTATCTGGATCAATCTTTGCGCCATTAGCCATATATGGTTTAATGCCCATCTGAAACTCAATGTCACCCATCTGCTTATTCATTTGCTGGCTAATCAAATCGGAGATTGTGGTTTTCTTTTTTGCCATTAACTTAGTAAACTCTTACTGGTCTTCTTAGATTCTTTGAAGGCCTTAGCTGTGGGCGCACCCTTAGCTCCAGGCTTTCTCATTTTCTCAGAGCTACCTGCTTTGATGCGCTTGCGTTTGGCATGGATGTTTGCGTATAGACCTTTCATTACCACTTACTCTTGTTAGCCCAGTACGCGGCAGACATCTTACCCTTGGCGATGTTCTTACGGTGACGAGCTTTGAAGGATTTGCGACGAGCCTTTTGCTTGGCTGTCTTGGGGTTGGCACCTGCACCACTAACGCCTTGCTGACCATAGCGTATAGTCTTAACCTTACTGCCTTCCTTGGCAACCACAACGTGAGATTTGGTGGCGTGTTTGGGTGTTCTCTTAGGCTTGTTGTAGCCAGAGACTCCGATTCGGGATAGTAGACTGTCTTTTTTCATACCCCGATTATAGCATATTTACTTCCCTAATTCAGCCTCTATTAGAAAGTCACAGTAGTGCTTAACCTTACGCAAGTCTTCAACACCACCCTTCTCTCGCCATCGAGTTATGTACTTTACAATAGAACCCTCACAGAAGTTAAGGTTGTTCTGCATGATGTAGTCGATAGGCTGTATGGCCTTGTCTGCGTAGTGACTACCACCTACTTGTACGTCTTTAGCACTCATACTTCTTCCTCAGATAGTTAAGTGACACAGGCATCTCATCACACTGCCCATCATTGACTTCATGTAACATCCACACACCGCGCCAGCTACTGTTGGTCTGCGCTGTCAGGTAGTCCTCATCATGTTGATAGAAGATCCCAGCGAACAATCCAATCATAGGCTTCATGTCTGCTCTGTTGGCAAAGGCTATATCTCTGTCCTGAACGTGACCCATTACACAGCTCATGTGCTTCTTGGTTAGCATCAACTTGGCACTACTGACTGGCCGACCCATGATACCACTGGTGAAGTAATGCGAGTAGGCAATACCGTCAATCACTACGACATCCAGAAAATCATAGACCTCCCAGCCCATCTCTTCTAGCATCAGATCATCGTACCCTATCAGACCTTCTAGTTTAGCGTCTGACTCGATTGCTCTCTGTATGCGCTGCTCATGGTTGCCCAATGTGAAGACAAGCCTAGGGTTCCATCTCTTGTCCTTATTGCGGATCAGTCTTTGCTGCTCTTCCCTGATTGGATCAAGGAACGCTCTCATTCCGTTAATGCCTGACTCAACATCATGTACATATCGACGACCTTCAAAGGACTTCTTGCCTACATCCCAGCTCGAAAGGCTAGGCATATCCCAGTGATCTCCGATGTGGATGATAACGTCTGGCTTCTTCTCGACTGCATACTGCCCTGCCCACCTCAGATGTGAGTGGTCACTGCCAGGTTTTACCTGCGTGTCAGGGATAATCATGTGTTTCATAATCTACTCCGGTCTACTTATATGTAAACTTTATGGCACTTTGTATACATATAGATACAAAAAAGCCCCCGTTAGGAGGCCATGTCTTGGTATGCAATTGCAGCTAGGCCACAGATTACGATGATGATTGCGATGGTCACGATAGAACCCCCAGTAGTAGAAGAGGGGCGGATTATACTCGCTATCGTTGATGATATATAATGATACATATTCATGGATTCTATATCAGTAATGGTATATCAAACTCAAAGTATTCAGAGAGTGCTAACATTATTTCTCGCTCAACTTCAGCGTGTATCTGCTCTCTGGTGGGTTCATCTGTATGCTTGAACGCTCTGTTCAATCCAAACCCTATGCCTTGGTCAACAGCCATCTCAACTATCTTGTAGCTTTTAGGCTTCATCATCTTGCTCTCTCAACTTACGGTTCTTCCATTGCTTATGCTCATCCATAGTCAGCAATATCATTCCTGTGAGAATACCGCCAACTCCGATTATGAAGATGGCGGCACCAAGGGCTTCCATTAGAATGGAATGTCTTCATCGACAGGGGCTGCGGCCTTAGACTTAGCTGGAGCAGCATCACCATCAGTGAAGAACACCTTTACGTTACCGAGGATAGGAGTCTTAACACCTTGCTCACGTTCCTCAGAGGAAGTTGACTGAGATACAAAGCCATTGTTCTCGTACTGGTCTTGCTCGGCAGTATCAATGAAGGTAGTCAGGTCTAGGTAAGTACCTTTGGCACCCTCAAACAGTCGCTCTTTGTCGATCTTTGTTACGTCTAACTTAATGCTTAATCCAACTTTCATACTAATCTCTCCGTTTCTTCTACTATGGTTTTGACGGCCTTCTCAACTTGCTCTGCCATCGCTTCAATATACTTCTCGTTACGGTGCGCTCTCACCAATAGGTGTGGCATCTCTGGGTGGTAGCTCATAAAGTCCCACCACTCTCTGCCAGTAACCCATAAGCAACCTTGCACCTGTTGGTAATACTTTGATGGCACCTTACCTGCTCTCAGGTAGCTAACGTGTACCGAATCAGATGGACATTTTATCTCTAAACCACCTTGTTCTGCAACTAAGCCATCGGGACTACATCCAAACTCCTCGCTGTCATGCAGGATAAACCCTGTCTCGACAACCTCAAAGTCAGTGATGAACTCATAGGCTTCACGCGCTTCTGGCTCCAGGGCATTGCCCCTTTCCATATGCTCATTAGTGTAGAAAGGTTTGCTTCTACCAGTCAATCTCTCAGCTATCATCTCATTGATGTAGGACTCTGCTGAACTGCTAGGCTTACCACTACCTGTTACCAGTCTCCCAAAGTTAGAGGCTGATGGCCTGCCCAGTCTTGAGGCAAGCCACTCAGGGGAACCCTGCTCATCGGTGAGGATGATCATTTTACTTTTGCCTGTAGTGCGGCAATAGCTCTGGTGTGGTGGACAGCCAGCATATTATCTACAGAGTCTGTCTTAAAGTATTTCAGGAACTGCTTAACGTCTGCACCTGTCAACTCAAGTAGTGCTTTGATCTCTGACGACTGCTCTTCACTGACCACCTCAGTCTTGGTAGCCTCGGGCAAGTCTTCCCCAGCATATATATATATTCCCAATCCATGCATAGCTATAGCCTTAACCAAACACCGCATACGAGCATCACTGATGTCACGAGTGGTAGGGTTGACGATAGACTTATTGCGGTTGTCCATCACTGGGAGCCACATAGAGTGAGTTACACCCTGTACTGTTACAGATACGTTGACTTCTACTGTGTCATTCTGCAAGCAGTTGCCAATATCATACTCATAGGT